AAATCGCCTGCTTATCCCGCAGCTCCTTGGCCGCCGCCTGCTCGACCGTCCGGGCCCGCCGCTCCTCCTCGAGCAGCATCGCCTTCGCGTTCTTCAGCAGCTCCTTGCCATAGGCGACGTTCTTGCCGGCGCTGTTGCCGATCTCCACCTCGGCCCGCAGCAGCTTGGCCATCACATCGCTGTTGCCGTTCAGCAGCCGCGCCCGCTCGCGCAGGATCTGAATCTGCCGCTGCATCTCCTGCGTGCGCTCGCGCTCCACCGCAGGGTTCCCCGCTGCAGCGGCGCGACTGCCGCCACTGCTCCGGGCGACGCGCGAGACCGCCTGCGCCTGCTGGTTCAGCAGACGCGCGTTCTCCGTCAGCAGACGGTTCATCTGCTCCAGCGCCTTGATATGGCCCTGGAACGGCGCCGTCACTCGGGCGGCCGCAGCGTTGATCTTCGTGAACTTGTCGTGGAGCTGCGATAGCCGCCCCTCGAGCACCTTCAGCTGGTTGAGGCCGGCAACCTGAACAGCAATTTGCGCCGCGTAGGTTGCCAAGGCATCTACCTAGATCTCAGCCCAATCTATCGACGCTGCCTGGCTTTCCTCATGGCCTCCTCTTGCTGCTCGTTGAGGATCGAGAAGTAGGCGGACCACCCGCACAACTCTTCGGGGGTGATGTTCTGGCGAAGTTGCTGGACAGTCATGCCCAGCTCCCGCGCCACCCCGAAACACAGCATCAGCCAGCTATCAGCTTTCAGCTCTTGCTTTAGTGCTTTTGGGATCGAGAGGCTCCGCGTCTTCCTCGTTGGTGAGCAATGCGAGCATGAGCTGCTGCAAATCCGAGTCTTCCACCGAGTGCTTCAGCTCTGCGATGTCGCCGGGGGTGAACATGCGCTGGCCGTTCTCGTCGAGGGCCTTGTTCACCAGCAGCTGCAGGGCATAGGCACCGGCGTCATCGGACTTGGTTTCACGCTGGGCACGCTCACGCTCGGCCATGGTGAGACGGCTGGCCCAGTAGGTGAACTCCTCGCCGTTGCGCAGCACAACGGTGCGCTTCACGGGCTTCAGGTCAGCGGCAGCGGTGAGGCGCTGGATCGCTTTGAGACCGATTGCCATGCAGTTAGTGAGGTAACTAGCTAGATCATAACGGCACAAAAAAGCCCCGCCGAAGCGGGGCCGTCGTCCTCACCCGGTCTAGCTCAGCTAGATCAAGAGAGATCAATTCCAAGAAGGTGCTTGGGCTGGCCGGCCAGGTTAAAGCTGATGCTGGCTGTGGTCACATCCTCGGGAGATACAGTCAAACTCATGCCGGCGATAGAAATCGGTGCTTCGATATAAAGCGAGGCCGAGTCATCCGGCTTCGAGGCGTTGGCGCCGGAACCGGCAATCGTCTCGATGTAGAGCTTGACCATCGCGCCCGACTGGGAGCGGAGCATGGAGTTAGCCAGCAGACGATTCGCCAGGCTGGTTTGATCGCTGGTAAAAATCACCTCCATACTGCCGGTGCCGCTGGCGTAGCCGGCTTGGGACACACGGAAGTTGGCGTACTTGCCGCCCTTGTTTCCAAGACCGCAAGGAAGCGTTGTGATGTCAATCTCTTCGCGCTCCAGCGAAATCTCAAAGGATTTCACAGCACAAACTGCCGCGTAATCCGCGTAAGTTAGCTTCACATGATTTGACGCACCTGGGGTGTCCTGCCGGGCCGTCAGGGTTGCTGTACCAGTAAAAGCTGTAGTGGGCGCAGCAGCATCAATCGCTGCGCCGCCAGAACCGCTGCCACCAGTCAACGTGATGGCGCCAGAAGATGTGGTGTAACCACTGCCTGGCGTGGTGACCGCAGTAACGGTGGGAACGCCACCTGTCACGGTCACAGTGGCCTTAGCAGAGACGTTGGCCCCTTGCTTCAGCTGCACACCTGTAAAGGTGCCGTTGGTGTAACCAACGCCAGCAGTCGCCTGGGCAACGCTAGCAATACCACTGCCGGCTGCGCCGCCATCTCCCTTGGGGAGGATGGCAGCACCGCTAGCGGTAGCCGCAAGGCGAACCTTGCCTGCCACATTGGAAATCACGTAATACGTGGTCCCTGCTGTAAAGGCAGAATCCAAAGTGCCGGTGCCTTCAACCTTGAAAGTAACGGGGTCACCGAGTTTGTAATCAGAACTCGAAGGAACCGTGATGTCACCAGTTGTGGCATCAAAATCGGAGAAGTCTTCGAGGCAGCTGGCAGTGCCGGCCGGCGTGAAATAGATCGAGCCATCCTGCCCAGTAAGGCTGGTGGTGTTGCAAGCGATAGGCACTTGGGCCTCCTATGTAGGGAACAGCGGGGGCGTCACCAGCGGGGGCTCTGGCTACGGACCAGTGTAAGAAGCCTGAAAGCTGCAGCCCATGCGGGCGAAGAAGTGCGGCCGGCCTTCCAACGTGTAGAAGTTGGGCCCGCTCAACGGCCGAACGCTGGCGCGCACGCCGTTGATCCCCTGATAGCGGGTGCGGTTGATCCCGTTCATGCTCTTGAGGATCTCGGTCGCGATCGTCTGGCAGCGCCCAGGCCCCTTGTTCTTCGGGGTGAAGACCTCCACCACGAACGTGCCGCGGATATTCTCAAGCAGATCACCCAGCACCTCCTCGCTGCCGACGCCGAAATCGAGGCGCATCCTGATGTGCTCACCGATCGTGTCGCTGTCGGTGAACGGCTGGTTGTCCACAAACACCGGCACCGGCGGGGTCAGCAGTGCTGCAGCCGTGCGGACGTGATCTTCGTAGATGCGGCGGATCGCTTGAAGGCTCATCGTCTGAATCCTGCGAGACGGAGGGTTGCGTTGACGGCATTGCCGATGGTCTTGTCAGCCTCGCCGCCGCCCAGGTAGCGGTCAAACCAGTCGCGCTCGGCGCTGCTGCCGGCCCGCTCCCAGCGGTAGCCCTCGGGCCCGGGAACGTGATCCATCGCCACGTCGGCGTATTCCATGCGATTGCCGATCGTGTAGCCGAGCAACCGATCATCGGCAGGTGGCACCTGCGGCGGGGTGACTTGAGGATCCAGCGCTTCGGGCACATCGCGACGGCTCCGGCTGGGCACGTCCTGCTGGATCCGGGTCTGGCCGGTCTCGACCACCCAGTTCTCCTCGAAGTCGCCGGACCAGTAGGGCCCGCGCTTCTTGAGCTCCGTGGTGATGTCGATGGCCACGCGCTCGGTCGCGAGCGACAGGCCCGAGCGCAGATCCTGCCCTAGCTGCTTCAGTGGGCGGGCGCGTGCCATTACTGCGGCCTCGCAATGCAGACGAAGAACACCGGGTTGTCACCCCTGTAGGTGGTGACGTCCACGACCTTCGCCTTCTGGGTTTTCCCGTTCTTCGGGATTTCGAACCAGTCTTGGGTGCTGATGTATTCGCCGCCCAGCTGGCCTGGGTCGATCATGATCTTCAGATCACCGACCTGATACACCCCCTGGTCTTCCTTCGGGTTGACCTTGGTGATCACCGCCAACACGTTGAGGCGGGTCTCGCTCTCGGTGACATCGCCGGTGGCGGGGTCATAGACGCCGGGCCCGCTCGAGCGCACAAAGACCACGCTCTGGCCCCACTCCTGAATCAAGGGGCCCGGGAGCCCGCCGAAAACCGCGTCGACCTTGCTCATGAGCGGACCCTATAGAGCAGCGAGCTGTAGGGGTTGCTGAGGAAGCAACCGATCATCTCCTTGAGCCAGGGGAAGGTGCGCAGGAGTAGCGGGCCGCGGGTGTTGCCTCCCGTGGTTGTCACCGCACCGCCGCTGCGGGGATCAAAGTATTCGATCTCAAGCGCATCAAGCTTCTGGCGCTTCACCGGACCGACGTTGCCGGTGGTTGCGGCAGCTGCTTTCGGAATCAGGGCATTGGGGTTGATAGAGAGCGCCAAGGCCAGCTCGCTGGCAGCTCGGGTGAACTGCGCGTTGAAATCATTGCCGCAACAATCAGCCTTCTCGTCCCAGCACAGCGCCTTCAGCCAGATCTGTCCCTCGCCGAGATACATGTCGCGGTCAGACGTGCTGAGTGCGATCCACTGAGGGTTACGGGTCGTTGTGGCGAAGTAGGTGTCCGCCATCGCCCTGGTGATGGTGGGGAGTGTCATCAGAGGGGCACAGCAAGGACGGAATAGCCGCGGCGCTGCAGTCGCCGTTTCAGCTCAGCAGCTTCTTGGGGGTGGCAGTCAATGATGGGCGTGGTGATGGGCGGACGGTGTTGGCTGGGAACGTCCTCCTTGACCTCCACGTAGAGGCGCACGCAACCCATCATTGGCCTCTGACCGCTAACCACCACTGTAGGCAGACTGGTGGCAGTCACCCAGTTCTCATGGCCCCTCGCAAGAAAGTCGAGACCCCGAAGGTCGCTATCTCTCCTGAGCCCGAAGCCAACGAAGGCGCGAAGAGTTCAGCTCCTGCTGATGTCGATGTCTTCGTCGCCGAAGTTGCCGACGCTGACCCCTCTGCTGGTGGTGGTGGTGCGCCTGCCGTGGCTGCTCCTTCAGCAGTTGCCGCTCCGGTGAACAAGCCGTCGTATGCCACCACCGTGGTGCCTGCTCCTGCTGCAGCAAGCGCCGCTCCGGTGGGCAGCTCGGGCCAGCTGATGGGCATTCAGCTCGGCGTTGAAACCAAGGCCCAACACGATGCACGCCTCGGTGCTCGTGCTGGCACCACGGGTGACATCGGCTGGCTGCTCGGCACCGTCGCCTGAGCAATAAAAAGGGGGCCTTTCGGCCCCCAAACATTCCACCTGAATGATCTCAGGGGTTGACTGCGAACGGGCTGTTCACGGTCATCTTCACGATGGGGATCTGGTGGTGGTCGTACTTCAGAGCCCAGGAACCAGCAGTAGCCAGCAAAGTGTTGTCGGGGTTGTCTGTGGCGGAAGCCCAAGACACGCCATCAACGTGCAGCAGCTGGTGGTAATCGCAAGAAGCGATGTCCTGCTTGCTGAGGATGTTCCGCTCGTATTCAATGCGGAAGTCCTGCTGGATGCCCATCTGAATGGCCCCAGGGGCGAACAGGTACACGGGGTACTTGTCGCCGTTGGTGGTGTCAGTGGTAGGAGCCAGCTGGTCGTCCACGATGACACGCAGGCCAGCGAAGTTGGCGATCTCAGTGGAAGAGATGCCCACGCCACCGCCGCCCCAGGCGATGTTGCCGCCGGTGCTCAAAGACGAGGTGCTGAAGGTCAGCATCCCGATGGTTTTGAGGTAGGCGTAGACGTGCGAGTGCATAGCAATCGCAGTCAGCTGGCTGGCATTTTCACCAAGGATTGTGGATGCCTTGATGACGTTGGAGGCCGACAGGAAGTTGGCCTCAGCGGAAGCAGTACCGCCGGTGCGGGACACATCCAGGATGTGGGTGGTGCCGCCGGCAGCGATAGCGCCCAGCACGCCGGTCAGCACCTGCACCATGGTGGTGGTGCGGATGCGCAGCATGGAGTCGGCCAGATAGCTCGCAATCGCGGCCATCGGGTCAGCACCAGCGCCCATCTTGCTGAGATCGTCAGCAGCCCACGCGAAGCCCCTGTGAGTTACAGCGGCAACTTGGGTGTCGGCGTTGATCTTCTGAGGCGAGAGATATCCCGCCGCAGATATACCCCACGTAGTATTCGATTGAATAATTTCTTCCGTCGCTAAAAATGGACGAAAGTAGGGGACAGTGATGCGAGTTCCGCCGCTGGACATATCCAACGCGGTGTTGCGTTGGATGATGCCGGACTGTACCCATGCACAACGACCGTATACCTGCTCACGCACGTACTGGCCGAAGTTAACTTTGGTGATCAAGTCACCAAGGAAAGTGCTACCCCAGTTGGGATTGGCGCGAGTGCCGATCGCAACCGCGGTCGGTGTCGTTGAAGGGGGTACGACGGTGACGCCGTAGTTGTGTTGAACGGATGCCATTTATCTAAAGGCTTGGTTGCCGTGTCAACCCCGCATTGCTTCGGCTTTGAGGGCAGCAGCGAGTTCCGGGTTCTGCGCCTCCAGTGCGAACTGGTCGGTGACGCTGAACGACTCCGCACGCCAAGGATTCGCCATGCCCGGTGCCACTGAACCAGGGTTCACCGGAGCGGATCCCATGCCGCGGGAGGTGCTTGCAGAGAAGAAATGCTCGTACCCGCTGCCGGGGTTCTTCAGCTGAGCCAGATAGTCCGGTAGTGGCTGCTCGACGCCCCCGTTAAGCACCACGGCCTTTCCATCCACCTCACGCAGGTTCTGACTCATCAGCTGGTACAGCTGGTCAGGGGCGATGACCCCCGACTGGCTCAGCTGCCCGAGAGCAGCGGCCCTGAGCTTCTCCTGCTGGGCTGATTGTTGAACGTTCGACAGCTGATCACGCAGCTCCTGCAGTTCCAGCTCGCGCTGCGAGATGGTCTGCTTCGCCTCGTTCCACAAGCGTTCGTACTCGCCGGCTTCCTCAAGCCGTTGCGTTTTTCCTGAGAGCAGCTTCTTCTGCAGCTCGTCGTTCTGACGCTTGATCTCAGCAAGTTGCTCGTTGAGCTTCTTGTTGGTTTCGCCCTGTCGTTGCTTGTCTTGCTGGATCAACTCCAGCTTGGCCTTCAACGCAGCAGCGTCATCGGATTGAACTGCAGGTGCGTTGGGGGGCACCGCCACAGGCGGGGCCTGATCCATCACGGAAGGATCGCCCACTGCTAAGTCCGCCATTCAGGAATAAAGGGTTACGCCATTAGGTTAGATGATGTAACTGCAGTAGGTCAGCCCTGGCCTAAATTGAAAGGGCAGCGGTGCGTCAACACCCTGCCCCGTGACCAACCTGACAGCACAGGCTGATGCCCTCATTAAAGCCCCTACCGCCCATCGAAGAGCTGGCGGCCGTCCTCGAAATTGCCGACGGAGGACTCCGGTGGAAGAAGAGCGGGAAGCCAGCAGGATCTCGTCGCAAGGACGGGTACTGGGATCTAAGGGCGATTGGGCGAAGGATGCTGCTGCATCGCGTGGTCTACGCGCTCGCTTACGGAGCTGATCCCTTCCCGCACTTTGTGGATCACGTGGACGGCGACCCATCCAACAATGCTCCACACAATCTGCGGCTTGCTAGTCACACCGAGAACCTCAGAAACTCCCGCAGGTTGCGTCGCAACAATGTTTCCGGCACGCCAGGCGTCAGGCACTGCGAGGTGAACGGCGTCCTCTACTGGAAGGCGTTTATCGGTATCAATGGCAAAACGCTGTACCTAGGCGCGTACCAAAGCAAAGAGGCGGCGATTGCCGCCCGTGAAGTGGCTGAGCTGTTTGTGTTTGGACGCTTCAGCCGACTAGCGTCCTTGCCCTCGCAAAGCCTTCTTTCCTCGGCGTCGAGGACGGCTGTTGAGCCCTTGCCCATCTGATGTCTTCTTGGGCTTGCGCTCCAGCTTGATCGTCGAGGTCTGTGAGCCCTTGGGCTTGGCCATCAGTTGTGCAGTTCGTGCCGCTCCAGTCTGTTACGGGTCTCGGCTGGGCGGATTAGCCATCCAGGCGAAGACGGTGGTGACCACCGCCTGCACCATCTCTGGCACCTGCCCGTCGGGGTCGCACATTTCGCGGGTCTTGTTATGTGCCCAGCAGTTCGCCACCATTTCCATGGCCAACACCAGCGGTGCGGCGACGGCAATGAGGACGACGACGCTGGGCCTCATCAGTGGTCTGTATCAAACGTGAACGTGGGCAAGTCCTCCATTCGCATACCCGAAGGCAGAGCAATACCCAAATCCGTGAATACGTTGTAAGCAGGGTTAGCGGCGTCCGAATGGTAATCATGGATAAGTGAGCCGTGATGGCCGATTCTCGCGTAAAGCCATCTGTCCAAATCATTAAGAACCAAGCCCGCTGCGAAGTTGCTTGACCAGAGCGCCGACTTAGAGTCGTAATTCGTCTTTGTCGTTTGTCCGCCCCATCGAGGACCACGGGTCACCCATTGGTTATTCACGCAGTCGATTGGACGCATTCCACTGGTCCACCACCTGCCCGCGATAGCCACATCAAGAGCCCAAGTGATTGTCGTAGGAGCCGCTGCAAGAGTGGAGTAAACGAATCTGTAGGTGCCGTCTGCATATCCTGTGATCTCTGGCAGCAGCGTGGCGTTCCCTTGGTTGATGTTCCGGTAGAGAATCGAAGGCAACGGCACGCCGCCGGGGGCCATTTGACCCGTAATGTCGATTGTGAGGTCCTGGTAAACCGTAGGCGTTGCAGGCAACTTGCGGAATGTTCCGTCTGCTGGCAGCCACTTGATCACCCCAAAAGGAATGGCACTTGCATCCGCAGGGGTAGTCATATACGCCTTAATCGTTGAGATGTCGCCGGCGGCAATCCCTGTTGCCGGGAATGTCCAGCTGCCCCCATAGCGTGTTTGAGTCTCACTCAGAGTGCCCAACACAGTGCCTGAGTCATCGCACACGCAGTAGTAATCAATAATTGGGTCGGCGTTAGCCTTCTGAGTGGTGGAGCCGGCAAAGGTGATGTTGCTCCCGAGCGGGATTTCATAGGCAGGGAGCGGCGGGCGCTGACCCTGCATCAGATTGAGCTGAGTTGCAACGTATGGGTAGCCGTCTTCCAGGTTGATGTTGACGGTTACGGCACCAGGGTGGGGCCACACCTGCACGTCTCCGGCATACACCTTGGAGAGGTTGGTTGCGCCCCACTTCACAGCGGTGACGCCGGTGAACTTAACGAGCGTCATGCCGAGATCAGGTAGAGGGTGTTGGGATCCTTGGTGCCGATGGCGTCATACGCCGCCTGCGTCAGAACGCGGGTGGTGACCTTCGCGGGAACAGGGCCGTTCGTCCAGCTGCCGGTGGTGGCGTTGTAGACAATCACTTGGCCGTCGGCTGGGTTGTTGGCGATGAACGGTGCGCTGACCGATGCCACCTCGACGTGCGATGCCTTGATGCAATAGACGATCTTGACGTGATCGGGAGCGGTCTCAGTGTCACCGCCGCTGATGGTGTGACTGTGGCCGCCGTCGGCGTCCATGAAGCGACCATCGGTGTTGACCGCACCTCCGGCACTGATGCCTTCATGGAACGTCCCTGGCACGGCGCTGTAGCCGACGCCGGAGTAGTTCGACATCCGGCGGCCCCAGATGTTGTGGGTGTGGCTGCCGTTGTTTGACGTGGCGAATGGAGTGTTTCGCGGGAAGCCTGTTGTCCACTGCACCTTGCCCAGCAGCGTGTCGGCTGCAGTGCCGCCGCGCAGGAATTGACCGCGCAGATCAGGAACGGTGGTGGTGCCCAGCAGTGTGCGCAGTGCGTTGTACTGGTTGCCCGCAGGAATGGCGCTGCCATCGCAGCGCAGCCAGCCCAGCGGAACAGATTGCGTGGGGAACGCCATGATCGTGCCCACCGGGATTGGATCCCAGAAGCCGGTGTTCATCCCAACCCACGCACCACCTGCGCGGGCATAGACGGCGCGGCTGTCGTCAGCCCAGGCCAGCGTGCCGTCAGGCGGAGTTGCTGCCCGCAGCAGCGCATCCGTGGTGTAGTGCTGGATCGGCTCCTCTCGCCACACACCAGCAGCGGCGCCTTGCTTCACGAACACAAAGCGGCGGTCGGTGTCGGTGGCGATGGCCTCCTGACCGTTCAATGCCCAGGTCACTGCGCGGATGTTGGCCTCGGTGTCGGCAAACACGGAGGTCGGCCGCCAGCCCTGCGTGGTCCGCACGTAGGTGACATCGGTATCGAGGGCCAGTGCCTGGTCGCCTACGTTCACGCCGAAGGCGGCGCGGGGTTTGCCTGGCGTTGGCGATGCCGCCGTCAAGTTGGTGGTGGCCGTGACGACGATGGGGGTGCCGTTGGCCAGACCCAGAATCACCACCACCGCCGATGTAGCAGCGTGGCTGAAGGTCAGCGTCGGGATGGCCGTCTGCGCTGCCACCTTGAACGCCTCGGCAACCTGCGCCGTTGTGTTGCCCGCCGTCGCGGTGATACGCACCGCCGTGCCATTGATGGTGGCCGCCACCACCTCGGTGCCCACTGCCGCAGCAGGGGTGGTGATCGTCAGCTGGGTAACGGCTTGGACTGGCGTTGCCGTCCACGCCGAGACCGCCGCGGTATTGGCCAGTTCGCGGGTGGTCAGGATGCGCCAGCCCAGCGTGGTGCGCTCCCACAGACCAGGCTCGTCATCGGCTGCGGCAAACGTGCCCACCGGCGGTGCATCAGCCAGCAGATTTACGGTGGTGTTGTAGTGAGCCATGCCCACCCGCACCCAGCCAGACGTTGCTCTTGCGTAGACGTTGCCGGTGGATTGGCTGATGGCATAGGAACCCGACGGCGGCCCCATGTCGGCCAGCAGTTGGGTGTCCGTCGGATAGGTCCGAATCGGACTCGGCGTCATCTTTGTCCACGCACTGCCCGTCCACACGTAGGTGTTGGAATCGGTCGAGTTGAAGATCGCCTCGCCAACAGTCGTGCCGACTGTGGGGACGGTTGTGGCGATCTTGAACGCAGGTAGGGCAATACCGCTGACTCCAGTTGGATCCAGCGCGAACATCTCCCCGTAATTGGTGTCGGTGGAGTCGTTCTCAAATACAACGAGGCGGCGATCAGACATGGCTCGAAGTCAAGGGTGTGCGGTGGATGGAATCAGGGTGTTGCTGGCGTCGCCGCCGCTCGCTTGCGCACCCCGTGATCAATGGCCTTGATAATGAAGCCCAGCACGAAATGATCCGGCGCAGTCTCCGGGTCACCGCCACCGATCGTGTGGGTGTGGCCGCCGTTGTAAGCGGTTCGGCCACCCTGGCCACCATCTTTTTCTTCACCCCAGGTGCCACTGTTCTGCCGGTAAGCCTGAACCCAGATATTGCCGGTGCGAGGCACACCGCCGTGATCGTGGTTGCCCGGATCGCTGGTGGTGAATCGACTGCGAGGCAGTGCTGTGGTGTATTGCTGCTTCGTCAGATTCAGCGGGCGGCCTGGACCCCACATCCGTGGGAATCCACCGCGCAGGTCTGGCAGGTTGCCGCCAGGGAACAGCGCCGCCAGTTCGGGGTAGGCAGTGGCGTTGATCGACTGACCGTTCAGCTCCAGCCAGCCCACCGGCATTGTGGTGCTAGCCCACATCACGATCGTGCCGATGGGACAGCCGATGCTGATCATCAGCTCCCCACCGCTGAGGTTCAGGCCCGTGCCGCCGCTGTTGCCGCCCAGCAATACCCAGGTGGTCGTGCCCACGTCGTAGCTGAACAGGCCAGGCTTGTTGCCTGCGATGGTGCTGTTCAGCACCAGATACACCTCGGACGGTGGTGCTGTGGCCGGCAGATCAGCGTCGGTTGGGACGTTATGGACGCCCGCCGTCAGCGGAATCTTCTCCCACGGTGCTGCGGTAACAACCGGTGGGCCAGCGCTGGCGACTGTGCCGGGTGCAGTGTCAGTGGGTGTCACCGGACCAGTGGCCCGCCAAATGCTGCCCTGGTAGTTCACCAGGGAATCCTGTTCGTAGTTGCCCGCCACCCAGGCTTTCAACCCGTAGAGCACATCCGCCCTGGATTTCGCCAGCAGGTCGCCGCCGATGTGTACATACACCAGATTCGGTGCAGCAGCAGTGCCCCTGTTCGCCACCTGAATCCAGTCGCCGACTTGCATTACGGCCAAAACCAAGTCACGGCCAATGCCATTTGGGTCGCCCGCAACAATCGCCCGGCCAGCGGTACCCACATAGGTCCAGTAGTGCCCGACCTTCGCCAAGTTGGCCGCGGCCGTTGTGGCATCGGTTGCCGTCAGATCGGGCATCGCATCAAACGCGATGGCACCCGGCACCGTGCCACCCACCTGCTGCGCCGTGCCTTCAAACAGCGACAAGCTGGCGATGGCCGCCTGCATCGTGTCGGTGCTGAACAGCGTGACCCAGCTGCTGCCGTTGTAGACCTTGATCGCTTCGTGGGTGCTCTCGGTGACGAACTCCAGGTCGCCCGCCTGCATCCCGTAGGGCTGGTCGCCCTCAGCAACCGTTGGCTTAATCCAGTCCTTGATGTTGACGATGCGGTAGCCGCCCATTGGGGCTGCTCCGCCTAGGCGCGTCACCGTGAAGGTGATGTTGCCCAGCAGGCCAGGGAACGCCAGCGAACTGCCGGCCACTGTTTCCTTGTCGCCGATTGCGTAGCCCGTGCCCGGCGTGGTCAGCGTGGCGGTGATCAGACCAGACGCTTGCGCCGTCAAATCGGCAATAGCGCCGATACCGTTTCCAGACAGCGCCATGGGGCGCCCGACATCCTGCGTGCCGGCCAGCGCGGTGATGGTGGCAGCATCTGCTGGGTTGTCGCTCTCGACCGTCAGCGCGGCGATCGGGCCGGTGTGGCCGATGCTGTCGTCAAAGGCGTAAAGACGATCAATCCGGTTGCCAGCCAGATCGAACTTCACGAAATACAGCTGACCGTCTAACGGCCTGCGCGTTGGATCTGGATCCTGCACGCTGGGCAGATTGCTCAGACGGGCAACAAAATGCACGCCGCTTTGAGCCTGCAGCGTGCGCAAGTTGACCGCATCGTCTGCAGCAACGGGGTCGGCAATCTTCATTACCCGCTGCCCGTCCGCGTTCAAACCGCCGCGAACGTGGAAAGGCTGCAGAGACATAGCGATAGGGGCAGCCGAGCCACTTCGCCCCGACGCTGCCCCTTGAGTCTATGAATGACTCAGAGCAGTAACACTCGGCCCCGCAACGTAGTCAGGGCAAGGTTGCTGCTGATCGCAAGTTGCAAGCCACCAGTTGCTGTCACGCTCGGCGTGAAGGTCAACACCGGTGGTGCTGTGCCCATCTGCACCTCATACACCGACGAGTAGCCGGTGTCGGTGCCGTTGCCTTTGCTGACGGCGACCTCCACAAACAGCGTGCCCTGAGCGGCCTGCGCCCACAGATCCACCACCATCGCGTCGCCCTGCAGATCCACCGCCACGGTCTGCGGGGTGTTGGCGGGTACTGCAACGTCGTTCTGCAGGATTGGCTGCAGGTTGCCGTTGCCGCCACCACCGCCAGCGGCGATGCCCATCGAGGGGGCGCCCATCCCGAAGAACCGGCCGCCACCTCCACCACCGCCGTTGAAGCGGCGCACCGCTTGATCCAGGTTCTGCTTGGTGGCCAGCAGGTCTTGGCCTGGACCCCAGCCGATGCCGCTCTTCGGGCCGTAGATCCGCCAGTTGGCGTGGTCGATCGCGTAGTCGCCTTCCTCGCCTACGGCACCATCAGGTGCGCCGGTGAAGGAGTGGATGGTGCGGCCGTCAGCTCCTGTAGGGCCAGGAACACCAGGGCGGCCAGGAGCGCCCTGAGGACCAGTTGGCCCCACCACCTTGCCGGCATTGATCACCTCACCGTTGGTGAGCATCAAAGCCAGCGAGCCGTCTTTCAGCACCTGCGCGAAGGACACGCCGACACCGTTGGCGCCGTCGTTGCCGTTCAACCCGTCGCGGCCATCAAGGCCATCGGCCCCAGGGCTGCCCATCTCGCCCGGCTCGCCCTTTGGGCCGGTATCGCCTTTCGGGCCTTGCGGGCCAATACGACCCTCAGGCAGCGCTATCCGAAAAATGCGGTCGTCGGACGTGACGAGCGTGAACCCCTCGGGATCCACCTGCCGGATGTCCCTGATTCCTCCGCCTTGGACTTCCTGGAGGTCAGCCATTCGTTTCGGACTCCTTGGTGGTGCGCTTACGGGCAGGATAAAGACGAGAGAGAACGCATAAAATGTTGGGGCTGGGCAGGTTGCACCCTCCCAGCGTGACCAGTCACCGTGAATGACCGATGCCTGAAGTTTGGCAGCCCATCCCTGGGTGTGATGGCTATGAAGCCAGCAGCGAGGGAAGAATCCGAAGCCGCCGCAGCGTGGTGGGTGGATGGAAGGGCCATCGCTACATGGAAGTCAAAATCCACCGCCGAACCCGTCGCGTCCATCGTCTAGTGGCCGCGGCCTTTCACGGTCCAGCCCCTGAGGGAATGCAGTGCCTCCATCGCAACGACGACCCGATGGACAATCGCCCCGAGAACCTCTACTGGGGCACCCCAAAGCAGAACATGGCTGACCGTGCAGCCAACGGGAACATGCCTGTCGGAGAAGGGCACAAGTCCAGCAAGCTCACGGCTCAGCAGGTGACTGAGATCCGCCAACGTGTCGCCAATGGTGAAACCCAGAACGCCTTAGCCAGAGAGCTGGGCATCAGCCAAGGTCACATCAGCGACCTGGTCAATCGGAAGCGGTGGTCTTCTTTGCCCGCTGCTTAGGAGCAGACTTCTCGCCCTTGTCCCAGTCGGGGTTGCTCGCTTGGTGGGGGCTGTCGGGTAACCCGTTGATCCGACGCTTGTACGCCTCCCAATCCACCTCGCCTACGGGAGACCACGGGCCAGGTATCCACACAGGAGACATGCAACTAAGTCGTTTGGTTCAGTCTATGTAAGCCCTCTCGGCAACAGAACACACCGGCAATTCGGGTGAACTGGTGGTGTCACCCCGAAGCCATTTCGACTGCTCCGCCGTTGCCCGCCGAGTGGCGCGCAGATCGGGCAGGTGGCTGGGTCCAACACCGCAATCCACTCCCACTCGATTGCCCCGCTGCTCGGGGGCTGTGCATTTGCACGGTTTGAGGGGGTATTCCGTGCATCTGCACTGGCCGCCGCTTCATCGAACACGTCGATCGTCTCGGTGTTCACCACGTCCCACACCGCGCCCGCGATGAAGTTGGTGACGCGGTTGAGCACGCGGCGCGCCATCGAGCTCGTGCGAACAACCGGCACCTCCTGGCCCGCCCTGGTTGTCACGCCGATCACGTCATCAGCGATCTGCTCGGTGGTCTTGTTCGCCAGCAGCCCTGACTGCACCGTTTTCTCCAGCTCGATCTGTTGCCGGCGGACGAATGGGCTAGTGCCGCGGCTGCGGTCGAATTCCTCGAACACGCTGGTGCCCAGCACCCGTGTGCGCTGTGCTGTGGCCACCATGTCGCGGCGGATCGGTGTGGGCTCGATGCCCGCCTTGCGGCCGGCCCTGGCCCGCACCTTCGGGGCCAGTTCATGCAGCTCGTTGATCAGCTGGCCTCCCACTGCGTCGTTCAGCGGCACCAGCAACTCCGGCACCTGCGCCCGCAGCTGCTGCCACTGGTAGGCGCGGAAGATCGTGGCTGCCCCCAGGCCCAGCACCAGACGGCGGATGTTCAGAAAGCTGGTGTGCAGCGATCCGCGGATCCCAGCAGCAACAGATCGCTCAACCCGCCGCGCCAAGAGCAACAACGCAAAGACGTAGCTCTGGTCTTCCTCGTCAAGAGGCATCCTGTTCACCCACCTGCTGATAAGTGCGTGTGACCGTCATCATCACGCCCTTGATTCGTTCCCAGTCCTCTGCGTCAGGAAGAACCTTGGCGGTGACTTCCACCAGACGATCCGGGCAAAAACGAATCTCGATCTCCCGCGTCTTGTTGGCGTCGAGTCCGAGGATCTCGCAAAGCTCAGTTCCGGCGTGTCGAGCAGTAGGAAATGTCATCGTCAAGAGGCATGTTTGCCTGGGCGCATCGGGGTTGGCAGCGTCATCGAGCCCTTCGTGCTCCCGCCGCCTGCCTTGCCGCTGGTGGCCCCGCCTGACCCGCCGCCCGCTGCTGGAGCCGGCATGTGCTCGGCCTGCAGCGCCAGCTGGGCGTCCTGCTGCTCGAGCGCTAGAGCCATCTGCTCCTCCAGCTGGTCCTTCGTCTTGGTGAGCTCCTCCTCCATGTCGATGTAGGGCGGCAACACCTCGCCTTCCTGGAGGATGCGCAGCAACGTCTCTTGGCTGATCACGTTCTGCATGTGCAGCTGCAACATCGCCGTGATCTGGTTGCCGTCCAGCAGGCGGTTCTCGTAGTCCTTCGGGATCGACACCGTGGGTGGCTCCTTGCCCGCATACTCAGCGGCCTGAACCAGCATCACCTCGATGGCGCGGGCCAAGTCCTCGCTGATGATCGACATGATCGAGTCGCTGTCGATCCGGTCCAGACGCTTCGCTTCGGCCGCGGCATTCGTCAGGTTCTGGCGGGCCAGGGTGCTGATGCCCAGGTTGCTGATCTGGTCCTCCATCGTCTGGAGACACTTCAGCTGCGACTCATACGCATCGGCGGTGGGCTCCACATACATGGCGTCGCCATCTGGTGGCAGCAGCACCGCGGTGTTGACCGACAGGCCGATCGGGCGGCCGCTGTCCTCGTCAAAGCCCTTCAGCACCAGGATCGGCTGCGCGCCGACGTGAATTGCGTGGTGGTAGTCCGTAAATCGCTGGCAGTAGGCGATGTTCAGGTTCGCCACCTCCAGCAGCGGTGGGCGGCTCACCAGCGTCGATAGCCGGTTGCTGTAGACCGCCACCAGCGGGATCTCCTGCAGCGGGGTGGTGCCGCTGGCGTGCAGCTTCCAGCGACCTTCGATGGCGTCGTCGCGGCGCCACACTTCCCACCTACCGGGCTCCAGCACGCGGATCTGCTCGATCACGTCCTCGGCAAACTTGCCCTTGCGCTCCACCACCGTCTCGAAGTAGCGCACCTGATCCAGGCGGCCCTGTGAGCGGTTGCCGGCGGTGCGCCAGCCCAGCACCTGCTGCGCACTGATCGGGATCAGATACGGCTGGCGATCCTTGCGCTGACGCTCCTCCAGCAGCGTGCGCGGCGCCTCGTCGTCCGGGTAATCGACCACCGCGCAGGTGTGGCCATAGAGCAGCGCATCCACCAGCAGGCGACGCGCAAATTCATTCAGCGGTGTGCCATCACCGGTGACATCTTTGACCCACTCGTTCCAATACTCCTGGTCGCCACCTTCAAGGTGAATGCCCTTGCGCAAGATGGTGCCCGCTGCTTGCGCTGCCAAGCGCTGCAGAAAAGGAGGCATCACCGCATGGAAGATGCGGCGCTGATAAGCGTCGTCTGGCTCTTCCGGTTCTCGCGGGATGATCGTTTCCGCGTTGGCGCGGATGGTCTTGGTGCCGCCGATGACCACATTGATGGTCTGCCAGAACGGCATCATCCCCAGCACGGCGCCGCTGTAAACAGACGGGTCCGCACCCATCTCTTCACTGGCGGGTACGGGGTACGGGTACTTCGTGGGGGTGTCCCGACGACCGACGGGTACGCCGGGCAGCGGGGCGTTCCAGTCCGAGCCCTGGGGGTAGGTGGAGCCGGAAGTTTTCATGGCTTCAGTTTATCGGCGTCGCTAAAAGGAAGTAATCGCGTTAGGTCAGTGCAAGACACCGCTCAAGCCTTCGCTGAGGAGCAGATCAAACGCTCCTTTCTCGAATGCAACGACGTGACGGAGATGCGCCGGTTGACCCTGCAGGCGCTGGACCTGCTGAAGAACCAGCGCAAGGTGTTCGATGAACTGATGCGCCAACCACTGACCTAGATTGGTGGCGGCAGCGAGTTCGAGCTCCTGCCGCGTGACCACCTACTTCAGATAGGCGATGGCTTCGACATTACCGCCAGCCGAGAGGCTGTGGGACGAACTCGAGTACAACCCCCTGACGGGCGAGATGTTCTGGAGAGTCCGCAAACAGGGACGGCAAATGGGCCGCCCCGCAGGAACGTGGGACAACGGATACCGCAAGGTGGTGATCGACCGCCAGCCGTGCCTGCTACACCGTGTTGTCTGGGTCTGGCTCACGGGGGAAGACCCGGGCGAGCTGATGGTCGATCACATCGACCGAACACGCTTCACCAGTGACCTACCAATTTGGGAAGAATTAGGGGTGGAGCTGGAGTTGGGCCGCAGCAATGCGTTTAACTGATCTTGTTGTTTTGAAGTGAGTTTTAACGGTTTACTAATTTGGTAAACCTTTGATGTTTCACGTTCGGCGGCTTCCAGTGATTCGATCCGACTGGCCAATTTCAAGATGTTGTCGCTGGTTTCGACGATGTGCTTGTGAGCTGCAGCTTCCAGTGTCTCGACCCTGGCGCGGAGTTCAAGGATACAAGCATCACTGGCACCCACAACAGAACTTCTAACCCAGTCTTCACACTGTGCCCACTGCTCGGGGGTTGCTTTGTAGTCAGTCATCGAGTTGCTCCAATGCGCGGCGGATGATGGAAAAATCATTGATGTCCCAAGAAGGATCCTCTGCTTTATCCAGAAGATCTAGCGCCTGCTCCTTCAAGCTCGGCGCCTTGGAGCGCATTGCTTCTACCAAACCCTTACCAGTCGGAGTGATTGTCAAATGTGGCGCATCCAAGGAATTTTGGTCTAACCACTGCGCGTCTGCTTCAAGTTGGCAGTCTGCACCCCATTGGGCGGCAGCTATAAGGACGCGCTGATCAAATGGGCTAATCACAGAAACTGGGCCGCCGTACAGCTCTTCCAGCCACTGCTCTACCAGCTCCGGCGGTGGGGTGATGGGATGTTGTTGTGTCATTGGTGATTAGGGAAGATGACTACTGGAGCAGAGCAGCGATTAACCGAGCAGTTTCTTTCGCTTGAGCTTCGGTGTCATTCATGTACACCATCTCAGCGTCAGCCAGCTTACAAGCAAGTTCATGGTCATCCATCCCCAAAGCATTAGCAATTTGCCGGCGGATCTGAGATGCGTCTGACCGTGATAGAACCACGCCGCCTTGAGCGACGGGCCCTGCACGACGAATGTAGTCACAGGCGTAGGTGTAGGGATAGCGGGAATCGGTCATGGGTGATTAGTGGTAATGACTACTCGATTACAGGCAGAGGCTCACCAAGCGACTCCAGCCAGCACAACTGGCACCAGTGGCCTTCGTGACCTGGGATAGTGCTTTCGATTGTGTGGCTATGAATTCCGTGCTTCGGACAATCAATCTTTGGCAACCGTCGCCCGATTGCCAACGTGGGGTAATCTTCTTGGGTCATGGTCTCTAGGGGATCGTGGCCAGGGCAGGGTGTTGACGCACGCCTGCCCACCCACCATACCACGCAGGTCAAGGAATTCGCCCAAGCACACCAAAGCCCCCGGTTTCCCAGGGGCTCGGCTACCTCGGCAGTCTTGGCGAATCCGCGACCGCTGATCGGTTCAGTATAGCAAGCTAGACATCGAGGAGAGTAGGGCTAAGAGGTCTAGCAAGCCATCAGCACGCAGGGCACGCAGTAACTGCCATCGTCGTAGGTGCAGGTGATGTGAGTTGAAGTCACCTTGGCAATGGTCTTGCTGCGAACGATGTCATCGTCTTGAGGCTTAGCGGTGCCATCACCAGCAGACATCAGTAGATCGCCGCGCTGCACCGTTACGCCTTCGGCAATGCGGATGATGAAGTCACCCGTCATCGCACAGTAGAAGTCATCGGTGTAATAGAGGCAACAACCGCTGGTGGAACCTGCGCCTCGGCGACCAGGAGCTCAACAGCGTGAACAGGCCCGGGAAGGGCTACACAAAGCGTGATCGCAAATCGCCGTGGCTGGTGACGCGGTATGTCGCGAAAGGAGTCAGAGCCGTGCAGTCTTTCGCCACTGAGGAAGAGGCAAAGGCGAGAGCCGAGGAGATCTCTATCAATAGACTCGCCAAGTCGATCCTCCCGTTGTCCAACGACGCAGGGGTTTGAGATAAGTTGCGGCGTATCCTAAGGCGTCAACAGGGCCCGAAATGTCGTCGATACCACCGATGCCTTTTTCGGGCTTTCCAGCCTTATCGTAGCACTGTTGTTCTAACGCACGAATCAGATATTTGCAGTCATTGTGTACTTTTAGGTTGTTGGCTATAAATAGCACGTTGACGCAGTTAACCCTGTCTGCGACTTGGGGGTTGGCGCTTTGGGCCTTCACGACAAAGCCACCTTTCTTCAGCAGGGACAGGTCAGATTCTGCTGCATTCGTGGTGGTGCGCTGGCGTGAAGCAGCGTCTGGAATCGCGATTAAATTCCCCTGCTCAAGCTGGTCTTTATACTTTTCACGGAGTAACTCGACGACGGCGGGGGTGTCTTTCGGATAGTGCTCGGCGACCACATGCAGCTCATCGCCTCTACGAACGATGACCATACAGAAGCAAGAGTCAACGTTAAAGTCGATTCCAACGAACACACGATCGTCGGGCTTAACTGCCTCATCAGTCCAGTGAACATCACGGTCAAAGTGATGATAGACCGTCGAATTCTCTAGGTTCGTGAACTCGCCATTGATGTAGCTGGCGATCAAATTTGTATCATAGTTCTGATACAGAGACTCGACGAAACCTGGGGGCAGGTGGGGATTGTCGGTGGTCTTGGCCTTGATCAGACGCCGATCGGGATTGTCACCTTGTTCTACGAACGTCCGATACAAGAACTTATAGCCCTCTGGCGTTGAGGCAATAGCAAACTGCGGCTTTTTACCACCACGAAGACGGGCGAGGATCATTTCGCTGGCTTTTTGCGCCACGTCGATGGGTGAGGTGTCCATCTCGTCGGCGAGGCAGAAAGCCAAGTTCTGGCCGCGGATCCTGTTCCACGTCTCCGTGGCGCGGCAAAGCAGGGTGGTGGAGCCGTTCGGCGTGTGAATGATGTATTCAGGCTGCGGAGAAACGCGGAATTCGTATTGAACGCCGTGCTCCTCGAGATAGCTGTCGAAACTTCTGCACCATACATCTCTCAAAAGGATGTGGGTGGGCTCGAAGACTGCACCGACCTTGCCAGGGTTGGCCGCGGCCAGCATCACCGCTTTGGCGCATAGGGAGCGGGTTTTCCCGGCACCGAAGCCCGCGCAGAAACCGAGGAGCAGGTGATCGGTGTCTTCTACGAAGTCCCGCTGGGCCGGGAGGAGGCCGTCGAGGATCCGCTGGGTGAAGGTGGCGTAGTCGTCGGTGCAGCGGGTGCTCGTGCTGATCGGGGGCGACAGGCATGGGCCGGCCGGGATGCGATTCAGCAGCGACATAACTAGGTGTGTCTAAGGAACAGTCTGCCCGAGTATCCGTAACTAGCGAGGCGGGCCACCCAAGCTCGCTCATCCGCAGGCGACCAGCGCTCGGCCTTGGCCAAGTTCTCCGCCATGGGGAGCGGCTGGAGGTTCATCCAGCTGTGGCAGAGCGCTCGCTGCTCGTCATCGTCTAGGTCGAAGGTGGAGGTGGGGCGGACGTGATCGAGTGTCCAGGTCTCGCCGTAGGTCTCCCACGTCATCCCGGGGCGGAATTGGGCCGCCATGCGCTCTCTGAACTCATCGTTGGTGACACCGACGAGTTTGCGGGTGTGGCCCCAGGTGCGCGCATCGTCTCGAATCCGATTGCAGAGCAGGCGAAGGCTCTCGCCGTCGCGCGTGCGGCGTGACTCTCGCTTCTTGGCACGTCTGCGGTTCTCCTGCTTGCACACCTCGCACCACTCCATCGACGTGATCCGAGGGGCAATGTGCCCATGAGCGCAAGGCCAGCCGGTGAAATAGCGGGGTAGACCCCTCTCGCGGGCGATGTGGAGAGGGAGTAGGGGGCCGATCGTGCGCATGGGACTCCTTTACCTACCCATTCTAACTCAGCTAAGTGGGGGTAGGGAACCTAGTCGGCATGGGCGCTCTGACGGCGAAGGGGGGCAGGGCTCCTACCTGTCGAGGTAGTCGTATCCCGAGGATTGGTCTGGCAGTTACCCCCCACCACGCGTTCCCCACCCACGCGCGCCGCCGTAGGGGTAGGTCTGCCCTGTCCAACCCGGCGTACCTGTCCACGTCACAGGTACGCAAGCTCGCATCCGTTGCGCCGCAACGCTTCTCGATTGTCCAGCTGTCCAGCGCCCCACTGTCCAGCGCTGGCCCCGCTGCCACGCGCCCCCACGCTGGCCTCGCCCCCCTGCAGGCCATGCCCCCCACGCGCCCCCGGGGCGCTACAGGGCCCGCGCCCCCATGGCCCCTAGGGGTGACGGGGGCCGCTCGCGGAGACCGAGCTCAGTCCGCGCCACAAGAAAGCCCCGGGCCGACGGTGACTCGGGGCCATGGAGGCTATGGGCTGTATGGGCCGCCTAGTTGGAGCGGCCCGTTACTCCGAGGATCTCAGCCTGCAGGCGAAGTGCGCCTAGAGCATTCGAGAGCTGGCGTGACCCCTTGGCGTCCTTGAGGATCTCAGCTGCAGCTTCCACTAGCTGAGCGGCGAATTGTTGCCGGTCGATTCCTTGGATGTCGCGCACCATCTCCTGCCGCGCAACCATGATCCGGCTGTCAGCTACGCGGGTGCTCAGGCCCCACTGCTCAGAGCAATACTTTCGAATCAGCGCAGGTGAGTTGCCTTCTACTAGCCATCCGCGGATCGCATAAACCTGCTCTGCAATTTCCAGGGCAGTGAAGGCGTTATTGCGTTTCTTTGTTTCTTTAGGTGCCTGATCTGGCACGGCCTGCACCTAGCTAGCTGGCCCCATGATACGCAGAAAGGGCCCCGTAGGGCCCCATTGCGGTTCGGGTTGCCGGTGATGGGTCAGAAAGAGAATGTGTCTTGCCTGATGGTGTCGCCGTAGCGGTAGCGAAACTCGAATAGGTAGGCGGCAGGATCAGCGCCATCCGGCAACGTGATAGCGGGCCCTTCCGCGGTGACGCAATCAGTTTGCGTAAACGATGCAGCAGCACCCCGGCAAGCCCGGATAGCAACGGCAGGGTAGTCAGCCCAGCTACCGACAATGGCGCTAAAGGCTGAGGTTTGCTCAGTTCGGCGTGGCCGGAATGTCAGGCCGTCTTGCTCGACCACAACGCCTACCCAAGGACGGCCGCGCCAGCCATCGCCTGAATGCTTGAACTTGTGAGTGACGGGCGCGGCCATGGCAGGCGATGCGGTGGCGAGCAGCAAAGCGGCGGCGGTGATGGTGCGGATCATGGGAAGCGAGGCGATGGGATGCGAGGGAATCAGGCGAAAAGGCTGAGCTCTTCGATCTGCACGGCGGCAACGCGGCCGATGGCGGTGAGCTTGGCTGCGCAGCCGTCAGCGCTGGTTGCGGTGATGTGGATGCTGTTCGGCTCGAAGCTGTCAGAGCCCACAAGACGGACGGAAACCAGAAAGGCGTGATCCTGAACGATGGGCATGGTCTGGGATGCGATGGGATGTGGGGCCGTGGTGGCCCCGTTGCTTTGAATCATACCACCTAGGTAGCTAGGTGGCAAAGGGATCAGACGTTTTCAGTCAGGGTGACCCAGTAACAAGGGCCGTAGCCAGGTGCTGTGTCGTCGTCTTCGTGGCTGTGAACGAGACCCTTTTCGATCAAAGAGCCGAGCACACCGGCGGTGACGTGATCGTTGTTGAAAGGTGTGAGCTCGTGAAGCCAGCCGCAACCGGGCTCGTCCATGCCTTCAACGATCGAGTCGTAGAGGGCTTGTTCTTTGTCGGTGAGGGTGATGGTCATGGTTTGGGAAGCGATGTGATTGCCGGGAGGCTTGCCCCCTCGACTCCTTCAACATAAGACCTAGCTACCTAGGTGGCAAGGGGTAGCCAGGCTATGTCACATCTCTTTACAAACGCATCTCGCCAGTCACGCCCCCAGGCCCACGCCCTGCAATGCCAGTCCCGCCTGCCATGCGTGCCCATAGGCGGCGGCCATTGCAGCTCCCAGGCTCCCGTAGATCCCCACAATCCCGACTCCCACCAGCTCCACACCACCGAGCTCCAGTGGGTGCAACGACAGCTGGTAGCGCCCGTCCTGTTGCCTCACCACACACGCCCGCACCAGGGGCTTCGAATCCTGGTTTGCCATATCCCTCAGTCCTCGAGCGGGCACATCCCCACCGCTTCGCGGGTGATCTGGCCACCCTCGAAATACCGCACCACCTCGATGGGTGCATCCATGGACTTGCCGCGCATCTCGTCAATCAGGTCATCGAGGATTGCGTAGGACTCATGTTTCCCGAGGATGCGGTCGTAGTGATAGGTGCGACCCGAGCCATCCGAGAAGGCGAAATAGATGAGGGTTCTTTCAGCCACGGCCTCAAGGGTGAGCAGGTGAGTCAGGGTGCCCCGCACAGCACGGAGCCAGTCAGCTAGGGCCACTGCAGCCCCGATCAGCGAGAAGGTCAGACGGACTAGGCGCATCGTTCACTCAGTCTGGCTGGGTTGGAGATCGAGAGCTGCGAACTCGCCACGAAGCTCAACAGCCTTGGCGCAGTATGCAGCGTGGGCCTCCTCAGCAGTAGCAAAGTATCCGAGGTGATACTTCTGCCCGAGGTGTTTGATCTGGGCCCGCCAGCACTGTTGACGGCGATACCACGTAACCCCACGAAACCCGTGTGGATTCAGGTCCACCTTGTTCATCTGATTCTGCTGGTGGGTGGCGGTTCTGAGGTTCCAACCTCGATTGTCGAGCCGAACACCGTTGATATGGTCCACCTGCAGGTAAGGGCTCAGGGGCTGGCTAGATAGCCAGGAGAACACAATGCGGTGCTGCTGGTAGCTGTGGCACTGAAACTGCAGCCCCCAGTACCCGTTGCAGGTCTTGTACCCCGCCTGTCTGCCGGTTTCGCGCCAGTAGAGCAAGCCAGTCAGCGGGTTGTAGGAGAACGTCTCCCAGAGCAGCTCCTGTGCAGGTAGCTCCCTGTATCGTTGCTTCATCAGCTCAGTCCAAGTGAGTTGGTCACGGCTCAGAGGCGGGAACCTGCTGAGCCACTCCATTCTATGCTGCGCAGCTAGCTCGGTCGAGCGTTTCCAGGTAGCGATCTAGACGCTCGAGAAAGACCTGCTCCTGGGCGAGGAGGTCTTCGTGCTCCAAGATCCACACGTCAGGCCAGGAGCCCGTAGGTCTCCCGATCACGAGACAGGCTTTGGTTGGCTCAATGTCATAGGTGTGCTTGAGGCCGAGGCTGTAAGCACCGAGCTGGGCCATGTAGCCCGCCACGAGATCAGCCGAGCGGCGGCGCTTCGAGCTCTTCCAGTCGATGAGCGTGACATCTTGCCAGTGGGCGCAGTAGGCGAGCAGGTCAAATGTCCCTGCTGCACCCAGAGAGCCGTGGGGAAAGAACACGGGCATCTCCATGGCGAGAGGCTCAACAACGTTTTCCTTGACCCAGGGGAGGATGTTGCGGAGGTATCCCCCGAAGGCGAGGTGGTTCTCGGTGGCCTGGCCCATCAGATGACGCTCCACCTGCTCGTGCATCCAGGTGCCACGCCTACAGGCCGCGGCGGATTCGCGTTGAGCTCCAGGTCGAGCCAGCCAGGTTTGTAGAGCGGCTTTGGATTCCGGGCTGGCGGTCTCCCCGATCACGCGGGTGATCGAGGGCATGGTGCCGGCACTGGTTTCATAGCCGGTGCGATCTTCCCGGCGTGCGATGACCTCTTGAGTGCCGGGAAAGGTCAAGCGCACGCCGCTCATAGCCGAATTTGCGATAGCTCTAGCACCCGTTGCAGTGGCACAGCAGCTACATGGGGAACTACAGCGTTTCCGAGAGCTTTAAGGCGGTGTACCCGATCGGAAAGCCCATCATCTCCTCGACAAAGGACGGGTTCAGATACGTAGCTTCGCCAGTCGCTTGAGAGGCGATGACTACTACACCAGCGAGTTTCGACTTGGCTGCCACCTTCTCGTAGTTGACGTTCGGCCCCGTATCTTTGTGATCGCGGGTGGTCGGTGTCGGGAGCATCCGAGCGATAACGGTCTCCAGATTTGGATTTGGGTGCTTGGCCTGGGTACGTAGGTCGCAGGTCATCGCTGAGTTCGCTCTGGGCGTAGGCAACGAGCCACCAGCGGTCACGCTTGTGGCAGGCTCCCACATCACTTGCGCGGATACACGCCCATTCCGCATCGAACCCTGCCGCGGCCAACTCCCCGAGAACAATGTCGAGCCCCCGTGTTCTGATGGCTGCAACGTTCTCCAGGATGACGAAGCTAGGTCGAACTGCGCGAGCAACTCGCATGAGTTGGTGGAAGAGTCCCGAGCGTGTGCCATCGGCAATTCCTGCACCAAGGCCAGCGTAGGAGATGTCCTGGCAGGGGAATCCACCGCAAATAACGTCAGCTGCCCCGGCGAGAGGCTGATACGTCGAGATGTCATCGTGAATCGGAACGTCTGGCCAGTGCTGGCGAAGAACTCGCTGGCAGAAAGAGTCGATCTCAACGAACTGAACTGTTTCGTAGCCGCCGACAAGTTGTTCGGCGGCGTAACTAAAGCCGCCGATACCGCTGAACAGATCCAGGAGTTTCAGAACCACGAGATCTACCTACTAGTCTCGGCGACCTGCAGAACCTTGACCGGACGGGTGCGGGTGTTGCGGGGGACGGGGAGCCATTGCAGCTGCTGAGCTGGCAAGAAGACTTCGTTGGTTTGGAGGGTGTAGAAGCGATGGTCGCAGAACTCGCAGTGTCTGCGGCGGACCAGTTGACCTTCAGTGGAGCGGGTGGTGTTGACGACGCGGGTGGTGCGTGAGTCGCAGTTAGGGCAAGGGAGCCCGGTCTGATTGATCGGCATCAGAAGTTGGTCTGGATATTTGAGAAGGCAGTGCGGCCTTGGAGCTTGGCTGGCTTGAATTCGGGGCTCATGTGGCTGGCGGTGATGCTGCGGTCCTGCGGGTAGCGATCAGTGGATCGGTTGAGCTGCAGGAGGCGTTGTTCTGCCTTGCCGATAACGGTGATGCCGGTGGCGTCGGGGTAACGCTCGAAGGCTTTTTTGCGGGCGTCGGTAGCGGTGAGAGCTTTGATGATTTGTCTCATGGGTCTGACACCAACGCCAACAACCTCGATCTCAAACCACTTGTCCTTCTTGGGCTTAGCCGACATGGGTAACGCTCCCGAAGGTGGCTTGGCCCGGCAGGACGACCTGCCGAAAGTTCGGACCCTCGGCCATCTGCAGAACGGTGAGCTCCTCGCCTTTGATGTGCTGCCAGACCTTGGCAGCTGCAGCTGCGGCGGCTACATCAGTCCAGCGATGGGCCTGGCCGGGCTGGTCTGTCCATTCCCGGTTGTCCGGGCCATAGGGCCGAGCGAAGTATTGGCCGTCGTGACGCTGAAGGATGAAGCAGGTGATGGTGGTGTTGATCATGGGAAGCGATTAGGCAGCTCGGTGAAATTCGCCACGCAACTCGGCTGAGGCGCGGCAGTAGGCAGCGTGGGCTTCCTCGGGGGTGTCGTGCAGCCCGAGGTAATAGCGCTTGCCCTCGTGCATCAGCAGCGCTTGGTAGCGCTTCTTGCGCTTGTGGAAGCAGACGCCGCGATAGCCCGTAGTGCCGTTAGATGACGGGCCGCGATTGCCTTGCTGTTGCACGCCATCAGCAAGCCGCAGGTTGTGCCAGGCGTTGTTGCCCTTGTCTCGGTCGATGTGATCGACCTGGAGCTCGCCGGGGTCTTCGCCCGTCACATACATCCAGGCCAGACGCTGGACGTTGTATGGGTGAAAGTCGATCTTGACCCAGCGATAGCCGTCAGGGCGGTCGCTACCCGCTCGGCTGCCGGCGGGGATCACGTTGCTGCGCTTGACCTTCCAGTAGAACTCGCCGGTGATCACGGAATAGTCAAGAAGCGAATGAAGTCGCGCCTGCGTAGGCAGGGGGTTAGGTTTAGGCATCGCCTGGTGGATTCAGGTGGTCATGGGGCAGGGTGTTGACGCACCGCTGCCCCTTCAAACTAACTGGGCTGGGTTAGCTCAGAAAGGCTTGCCCGAGAAAGGGTTGCCACCTGCAATAACCACGCTGAGATCGAAGCCGTCTTCGAGCACCTTTTGCCAAGCAGCGTCGATGGCTTTGTCGGTAGCGGCTTGACGACGCTTACCAGGCATCGGCAACACCGAATATTTCTTATCGATTCCCTTGCCGGTGGCAGAGAGAACGAGGTCGAACAGATGCGGCTCGCTTTCCACCTCTTCATCAGAGAGGAAGTCGATGATGGGCTCTGCCAGGCTGCGCTGAGAAAACTCAAATACCTGCACCGCCTCGTCGTTGTAGTTCCAAATTGCGAAGGTGAAGAACTGCTGAACGCGGAAGTCAGGCTGCACGACGGCGTTCTGCTCATCGGCGCGGGTGATCACGTCTTCCTTGGTGGGCTCGGAAGCGAAGATCAGCTTGACGCGCTTACCGGGGTCCGAGGCTGAGTCAGCCCAGACAATGAAGCCGGTGGCGGACTCGTCACCGAGGAAGGTGATGCGGGTCTTGGTGCCCTCGGTCAGATCTCTGGGATTCAGGTAGTTGCCGGAGCCGGTAGCGGTGCTCTTGCGAGCGGTGTAGGCGTCGGCGACGGACTTGGTTAATAGGGGCATTGAGTCGAGTGGGCGAGGCCCTGTTGACTCCGCCATCCTACAGCTACTGAGCTAGCTAGGTCAAGACTCAAGCAGTTGTTGACGAAGGTTCACGAAGTCCGCTTTGCCAAGCTCCGAGGCGAGCAGCCGGATCGCGACCTCGACAATCTCGCTCCGGTTGGTGGCTGTGGTTTCGGCCATCTCGCAGGCGATATCCCAACCCCGATCACTCATGGAGAGGGTGCGTTGCCGCTTAGGTGAGTTCCAGTGGGAAGAGGGCTGCTGCCCCCCGACAGGGCGGGTCTTGATGGCCGTGGATTCCTGGGTCACGAGATGGGAGCTATCGAACTAGCTAGATCCTAACTCAGTTCCCCAGCCACCTCGTTCCATAGCTCCTCGCTGATCCTGCCGGTGCTGCTGACCTGCTGCAGTAGTTGCCCTGCCGATACGTGCCCAGCGGGCAAGACGAGCCATACAGCGGGACTGCTGGGCTCCTGTTGGCGCTACTGGGGATGCAGTAGCCCGCCTGCCGGTAATACCCCAGAGGGCAGGTCGATCCAATGCGCTCTATGGGCTGCTGGGTGGCGAGCAGCAAGGTGATCAGGATGGCCAAGTGGGCACCTATCGAACTAGCTACACCCTATGCCTGCTCGGGGGCAAAAGCGCGAATCCAAGAAAAGCGCGGGGGCTCGCCGCACTTTTGGCCGCACTTTTATTTCCAGTCATACCAAGGGTTCTAAGGGGGTAAAGAGAGAAAGTGCGGTGTTTTTTCAATTTTTACCCTTTCTCCCGATCTCCCCATACCCCCTCCTCAATCCCCCATTTTTCACCTAGGCCGCACTTTCCTTTTCGCACTTTCTCCAAACCCCCTCCGCCCCAAGCGATCTCAGCGAAAAATGCCCATAAAAAAAGTGCGGCCTGTTCTCACTTGCCGCACTTTCTAGCTTTTCTGCCCTACTCAGCCGAGCTAAGGCAGCTCCCACCACACCTGATTCGCCCTCGGGGCCGACACCATCCGTCCCATCCCGTATTCCTTCACCAGCGACTCCAACATCCCCTTCCGCTCCGTCATCGTCTCCCCCCACTTCCGCGCCCTCAAATCCCGAGCAGTCACCCTCCGGTCCTCCCGGCTCTGCGCCAGCTCCACCACCTTCACCACCCATCCAGGCAGATCCTCATTCCCTCCAACCTGCGGGCTCAACACGTCGAACTGATTCAAGAAGAACTTCGACAGCACCAAAGCCCTCTCCATCACCTCCCGCGGGATCTCCTTGCTGATCGTCAGCAGCGTCTCCCCCGCCTTCAGCCGACTCGCATAATCCAGCGCGTGCAAAAACCCAGCAAACCGAGCCGTATAGCCCCGCAGCTTCCCGATAAACGCTGATCTCGCCGCATAGGTCCGGTCAGCCTCGGCGCTCCAGCGATCGCACTGCTCCGCAAAGATCTCCCATGCCTCTCGGCTCAACGACACCACCACCCGGTGGTTCTCCAGCGAATCGAACGCCACCGCCAGCTCCAGCAGCTGATCGTTGATCTCCGTCTCGTCGTCGTTCATCTTCGGGAACGGGTTACACGGCACGCACCACAGGAATCGCGCCCAGAATCCGTCGCCGCTCTTGGCCGCGGCCTGCTCCCCATGCAGCAGCTCCGTCAACTTGTCCTGCTGCACGCACCCGAACAGACTCACCGCCGTCTCGGGAATAAAGATCGGGTCATGCCCCTTCCGCAGGATGTTGATCTCCTGCCCAGACCACATCGACAGCCAGTGGGCCCTGTCTTTGCTCGGCCCGCTCCTACCTCGATAGGCATCCATCGAAGCGATGAAGCTCACCAGCTCGTCGTGGTGGCTCACCATCCCGTAGTTCTTCTCGTTCTCCAGCGCTGCACACAGGCCCTCGAGCGTCGCGTCACCCGCCACACGCTTCCGCGGTGACTCCGGTGGAGCTCCACGCTCCTCTTTCGGCGCGGCCTTCCACGCCTGCAACTCCCGCTTGTACGCCACGTTGTCTCGGTGATCCATGTTCAGCAGCGGGTGCAGCACCTGATTCGCTACCGGCGTCTTCAGACTCGAGGCCGGGCCCACCGAGCCGAACCAGAACACCATCGGCTCCTCCCAGCCCTTCTTGATCCGCACCCGATACCGCGTCCCCATCACTGATGCCATCGCCGCGATGAACGGCGGCAACATCGCCACCTCGTTCACCGGAAACGCTCTTGCTCGATCACCCAGCAGTGCCGCAATCTCCGGGGTCAGGGCATCAGCCAAGGTGAATGTCGACGCGCGGGCATCGAGCCATTCTGATAGCCGCATCCGCCGGAACATCCGGTTCTCTTCGGCCTCCTCGGGATCCACCTCCTCGGAGCGCACATCCTTGGTGATGCGCCACGGCCGGATCCAACCGTTGAATTCCGCGCTGTCGAACAGGTGGAAGATCGTGACCCGGCCCAGCGAATCTCGATCGCTGCTGTTCTCCTCGATCTTCTGGGCCTCGGCAACAATGTCCCAGTGCTCCTGGCTCCAGTTCGCAGCGTGGGCACAGGCCAGCGCATCGTTCGCGCCGTAGAGGTTCACCATCGCCGCCAACAGCTTGAAAGCGATCGGATAGGTGTTGCTCCCCCCGGGCCCCCGCTCCACGCAGAACGGCAAAGCCGACACCACCAAATCCAGCTGAGCTGTCCGGGGAATGTCCCTGAAACTGGCGTATTGCGGGGGGTGCGCCGCGTCGTTGGCCGGCTGCACGCTGGTGCGGAATGCCTTGTGCTCCGGCTCATCCCAGTCCGGCAGCGGCTTGAGCTCCCCGGGGGCGAGATGCGCTCCTACCTCCGTAGCTGGGCGCTGGGCCGGCGCGGGGGCATAGAACTGCCGCACCGCTTCCATCGCCTCAGCCGAGGGCATCGCGTCGTCGCCCGTCAGGTTCCACAGCTGCTCCAGGCTGTAGCGCTGCCCGCCCGCTGACACCAGCC